CCGCGGACGTGGTTGGGCAACCAGAACTTGCGCCGCTCTTAGCGAACTTCGTGCGTCGGAACACCGACCCTGGTGCGCCCGAAACCGCGGCCTCGCCGAGTCAGAACTCACGTCCTGACCTGGTGTCTTTAGCGCCGAATCATTCGGCGTCTTCGCCGGTTCCTCCATTATCTCCGGCGACCGTTTCTCAGGGCCCGCCGCCCAGTGTGATTGATCCATACCACACGACTCGTAACTTTTTCTGGTTCGGCCAGGATGGGTACCTAGCTGGGCGTTTTGCAGTGTGGATGGACGCGAAGTTTGGAGTTGGGCGGCCAAGGGATTTGGAATACCTGGTTTACGGCTTGAAGGGTCCCATGGACCCGATGTAGCGGTCTCTATCCGCGCGGAACGCTGTCGCGCGCGGGCCCTCGTTGGTTTTAAGACAGCTCTCAAAGGAGTCAGTTATGTCTCGTTCTCGTCGGAATCGCGCCGCTCAAAGCGGCAACCGCCGTCGTGCTTTCTCCTCCGGAGATATCATGGCGCGGCGTGACTTGATCGTAGGCGGCGGATTTGTTAATAACTCAGGTGTCCAGGTCGCAAGTTCGACTTGGGCTGGTTCTCCCGTCGGCCTCACCCCGGCAGGTCAGATCGCATGGCAAGCCGTCGTCTTGCCTCAGGCCGTCACTGCCATCAATGCGCCGCCGAGTGTCGGCGAGTGCGTTGTTCAGGATATCGAGGGTTCCATGTTTCTTTCGAACCCAACGGCGCCCGGCATTTATTATGTCGGCGTCGGCATCTACATCTCGAAGTTCGACAGTCGAACGGGGACGTGGAATCTTCGCTCCATTGTCAACACCACGACTGATGCGGCCCGAGATGACTGGTTGATGTTGCGGGCATTAGTTATGACTCTCCCGCTCACAACCGGAGTCACGGATAGTATGGAGCTTGAAATTCGCCTCGCGCTCATTCATCCCATTGTTTTAGGGGGCGGCGAGGCTCTCCATGTTGCGATTGATAGCTCATCCCTATCACCTGGCAACCTTAACGTTGCGCCCTTCTTCAGGACGCGCATCTCCGACGTTACTTAACTCGCTTCTCG